TCGGATGATGAAGGAGTATCAGCCGTTGCATAGATCAAGTCCCCAACTACATAATCAACTGAATTAATAGTTCCGGCTACTGTAATAATCCAATAGAATCCTTCAAGTATATCAGCTACAACAGGATTAGTATCGGCTGCTGTTGGTAATGTACCTCCACTTGCATCCCAATTACCCTGGCTTACTAATGTAATTGACGAAGGAATCAAATCAGCAATCAATAAATTGCCTAACTCTACTCCAAATATTTGTTGGATGTATTGCTTTTCATATCGGTCAATGAACCTTTGTAAAGTTGCATCTGTTGCTGTTGACCTTGCAAGTTGTGAAAATCCTGTAAAGTCTGATTTTGAAACTATAATCATGCCTGTAAATTTAACACTTTAATTAAATATTTACCTGTTGCATTATAACTGTGATTTTCAACAATCCAATTTCTATTTAATATCTTATACTCTTTTATCTTTTCTAAAGATGTGTTTTGATAGTATTTTATCCATGCTTTAAAAAACTCCTCATCATTTGCAACAGATAATTCACATGAACCATAATTAGCCCTGTAAACATTATGATACATTGAATTAGTAATCACTATTTTGCCCATCGCCGCTGCTTCAAATGCAGTAACTCCAAAACTACCATATACTTTATCCTTTTGTTTTGATGCGAACAGTTCGATATAAACATCACATTCATTTATCCGCTTTAAATTCTGTTCGTGATTTACATCAGTAGTATCATAAATAAACTTTACCTGAAACTCTTTCATCATTTCAATAATCTTTGCCGTCCCTTTTGTTTCAGGTTTATTAGGATAGTGAGCAAATGTTAATACTGAATTGTGATAATCACTAAATTTAATTTTATCTGTATCAATTGCGCCAGCTATATAATTTCTTTCTTCTTTCTGAATGAGTGAATCAAACTCAGGCGAATCAAATAATATCCGTTCACAAACAGGATTGAATATTGAGTTCATTCGTTCCGGTTCTTGTCTGTATGGAGTACCTGTATGAATCACAAATAATCTTTTACCAAAGTCTTTACATAAAGACAAAATGTGTTCAGATGAATGCGCAATAATTATAATATCAGCTTCCTTCATTTCATCAATCATCGTAATATGATTAACTACTAATGAGGTCTTTTCATAATTAAATGGATGAGGAGTAAGTGCTAATGACTTTGAATTTATACCAACTGATTTTAAACTTTCGCTCAATGAATAAGCAAAGTTTGAGTAGTCGTTGTATGAACAGAATATTACTTTCATTTTTTGTATTCTAAAAGCCAAACATTGGGAACTAACTCTTTACGATAACCTTTTTCCCAATCAGTAAATCTTGAATCGTAATCATCTAAAGTCAATTCAAAAGTATGATACTCATTAACCGGAATATTTACTCCTGTTAAAAACACTACATTCTTTTGCGCAATGTGTTTTATGTTTTCAATCGCTTTATCAAAATCCATAACTCCATCCATTACAGCGAAAGCGCAAATTGTATCAACTGAAAATAATTCAGCACTTTTTTTATCTTCAATACTTCCTTCAATCACTTCATCATTTACAGGAAAAGCATCTAAGCCATAATACTCTTTTCCTTTTAGAAGTTCTTTTAATGCCATTGAACCGCATCCAACATCTAAAACTGAATCGCCAACAAATACTTTACTTAAATGACTTGCATAGTCACGAACTATAATAGCTTCTGTTGAAGTACCTGTAGTTCCTTTCTCCCTTCTTTCAAGTAGGTTGTTAATCTTTTGTTTCCATTCTTTTTTAGTTACTTTCATTTTTATTTATTTAAAAAGTTATTGACTGATTTGCGTTCTGTGAGAAGTGGTTTTTTCGGGCGTGAAATTACTTCGTTATAAACTTCTTTTTGTATAGATGCACCTATTCTGTTTTTGGTGCTTTCCGAACCTCTCATGTTATAAATGTAAATGGCAGTAGTGATAACTCCGATTCTTTCTTTGCCGCACATTTCTAAAAAGCAAAACATCATGTTGCTTTCAGTAGTACAAGTGAACCATTCACCATTTATTTTAAAATCATCTTCAGTTAATTCATCAAATAAAAATCTTCTAAATGTATTAGGTGCTGTTGCCCTGAAAGCTACCTTACGGTAATCTCTGCTTTCATGTATTGAATCCGGAAAATAAATATCAAATGAATTATCTTTCATCAATTGAACTCCTTTCTGGTCCATCCAAGTACCGTAAGTCATCCAACTGCCTTCATCGTATTTATCGCTTATGTAGTTAAGTGCCTGTGGCATCAAGGCATCATCCAAACCAAGTAACACTATAATATCATCAGGCGACTTTGAGTATTGTTTAATAGCATCGTAACGGCGTTTAGCAGCTCCAACATTATCATTATAAATATCAATGTGAAACTTTGGATTTGCTTTGTGTTTCAATAACTCAATGGCTGTATTATCCGTTGAACCGTCGCTTATAAATACCGCTTCCCAATTTTTGAATCCTAAATTATTTACTGAGTTCAAACAGAATCTAACCTTATCTGAACAATTATAACCGGAACTAATAATTATAAATTTGTGCATACATAGTAAATTGTTGCCCATATTATTAGAGCGATGAATAAACCTATTGATAATCCTTTAAAAAACTTCATATCAGTTCAACAATTTTGTTTCTTACCAATCCCAATGCAGTCATCCCATCCATACACATTTCGGTTCCATCTCTGAACTCTTCCAGGTCTTTTAAAAACCGGACTTTTACAGTTCCTACAAATTTACTTTCGTCCGGTTCTGTTTTATGTATAGCATCTAAATAATCACCAAATTTATTCTGCATCAAATTACTTTCAATCAACTCACCATTGTAAAGCCATGTTTCAAACTTATTCAATGTTTGATGTGGCTTTAATCCAACGGCTATTCCTGAATCCTGCATCAATACAGTTTTCATTCCTATGCCTTTTGATTTCATATAAATAGAGCTGTTATTATCTAATCCCCTATTTATATTCATATTAGCATAAGGCCGCCAGTTTATTTTATCTAACAACTTTCTGCTGAATATCCTTCCTCCTCCTATTGGTTGGTCAGCATAAGCCGGCGGAAACCCATGCCACCACATTGTTCGCCTTGTTGATATTTCGTACAAGTATAAATCTTTCAATCCTAAAACATAATCAGCATCAGGTGAATAATTCTTTTGGTAGTAGTCAACTAATTCTTTTGAAAGTAAATCAGCACTACCGATTAGAATAACTGCATCTGGTTGGAATATTCTTGCTCGTATGAAAGCACAATTAAATTTCTGACTTAGTGAACATGGTTCAACAGAGTAATTTTTCCAATTATAATTTGTTATCTGATAATCTTCTAAATCCTTAATTGCAATTTTATCAATATCTGGAAAATTATCAGAATAATATTTTGCAACTACATCAGTCAATTCAGGTCGCTTCCATAGGCAAGTTACTATTGCGAGTTTCATTTGTCAAACTTCTTTTTTATCTGCTTAACTTTTGGTTCAATTAACTCTTTATTTTTTTTCTTAACTCTTATTGCAATAGTAATTGTTGGTTCTTTTTTTAATCGCCCCATTATGCAAATATAATACTTGTTTACAAATAAAAAACCCCCACCAAATTAATGATGAGGGTTTTTGAAAAGCCATTGATTTAAACTATGATACTGAGTTCTGAATACTTGCAACTGCTGTAGTGAAGTTGCCATAAACAACAGCACCTAAGTAGTTATTAGGTATCCACAAACATCCACGAGTTTCACAAAGAATAGTTACTAAGTTCTTTGTGAAATCATCATTCTCATATCCTACACTAATCATCGCATCTTCACGAACAGCAAAATTTACTTTTGTTGAATCCATGATGTAGAAATATCCAACCGGAACACCTGTTGAAGCTACTATACGAACTCCATCAATTTCAATTGTGTTAGCAGATGGATAAGTGAGTAAGTCACGAACATATCTACCTTGACTATCTTTCTGAATTAACATTTTAGTTAATGATGTAGGGTGCATCAAAATCAAATTTGCCTGAAAGTCTGCTGAATAGTTAGTGTCTCCTCCTGTTGCTGTTGCAACCTGATTAATACCAATTTTCAACACATCAAAGTAGTTAGCGTAAGGAACACTCGCTGCGAATGTAGTTCCGCCGGTCCATGCTGTTGCCTGATTCTGAATACCATTCAATGAAGTAGTGGTATTAGTTCCGGTTAAGGCATCTGTATCCATTTTCAGCATAACCAAATCAACAAGTGATTTACGAATCATGTTATCCATGTATGGAACAT